AATTGCTAAAGAAGTTATCTCACCAGCAGTAATCCGAGAAGTGCCCCCAGTTCTTTCGATAACATCATTTACTTTTTCTACTTCTTTTCTAAACTCTATTGCTTCAGTTATTAATGTAAGCAAAGCAGTTGCTACAAGACCTCCTGCAAATCCACCAGTTTGCCCTCCTATTGCTCCTCCGAGTAAACCACCACCAAAACCAGCAGCACCTCCAACTAATCCTTGCCCAAACAATAATGGAAACGCACCACTTATTAGTGCTCCTGACACTATGCCTCCTCCACCTCCTCCAGTAGCTACAGGTGTAGTTGCCTTAGGTTTTCCAGCAGACCTAGCTACGTTTCTGGCATTAATGTTTCTAGTAGTCTGATTTTCTATTCTGCTTTGCTTTTGTTTTTCCCTAGTTATCTGTTGTTCTTTTCTAAATGTTCGTGTTGCTACCGCTAACTTATCTCTCTCCGTTTTTAAGACAGTCTTTCCTGCTCCTCGCTGACCCATTGCAATTTCGTTTAACTTTTTTATTCTTCGCTCCAGATTACTTAACTGCTGGTTTATCTTCCGAACATCTAACTTAATATTTACTTCGTAATTAGAGCCAGCCACTAATTTAGATAAAACATTGTTCTTAGTTTAGCGTACCTTACGGTATTGAGCTTTCTTTTGTGCATCTTGATAGGCTTTTTCTTCTCTTTCGCCTTTTAATTTAAAGTAAGCGTTCCAGCCATACAGTTCTTCTAGGCTCATATTTTTCTTTAAATGAGCCAATGTTATGCCTAGAGTTTCTGCTACAAAAAACTGCAAGTATAGATAATGGTCTTTAGTCAGTTGTGCTTTTTACGGCATCAGGAGTTGCCTCCTCACCCAACTCTTGCATCTTAGTCATAAGTTCTAATATCACTCCTAATGGTATTTCTCTTCTTAAACTAGCCTTGTCTCCTTCAGTAAACAGTCTTTGTCCACTTTCATCTTCGGCTTTATTTATGATTACTTGAAGAGCAAAGTCTAAACTGTTTTCTGTTTGAACTCTGTTGGAAGCTATTAGAGTATCATTTATTGCATCTCGATCAGCAATGGTTAGTGGTGTCCAGTACACTTGCAGGATTAGTTCGCCATCTTTGTATATAGGGTAGCTACTTCTTTTGCCTATGCTAAAGGCTTGCTTTAGCTTGTCGATTGCTCTTTCTAATGCCATAAAGTTGAATAGTGTATTCTTATACTATACTACTACTTTATTATTTAAAACCAACTTTTTTAAATGCTTTGTCTATATCTTTGTTGATAAGCCCACCTAGCGTGTAGACGTTATACCAATTTGGTCCTTTTCTAGCAGTTAATCTGTGTTCCTTACCATGTTCTGCGTATGTTACTTGTTTGTTTTTAAGATTTGGAAGGGTTTGACCTGGAGCGTTTATTGCAAAACCAGCATACTTAGCTCTGTTTCCTACATATAGGTCTTGACCCATTTTTGCTGTGGGCACTCTCGCATTTTTAAATTCTCTGCCTGTCCTAGCAGGAATTACAAAATAAGGATATTCTGGCCTTCTTTTTCGTGTAGGTTTTACAGGAGTCTTGGATACGACCCAGTTTTCACCAAATGTTCCTGTCCACCACGGACCATCTTCAGTTAGAGAGTGTACTATATCTTTTGCTAATTGTTTTCTGCCTTTTAGGATAACCTTTCTTAGGTCAGTAGGCATTTTTGATAGTGGTTTTCTGCTAGGCATTGGCAGTAAAATCGCAGCTAACGACTGTTAAAAAGTGAGTGTCTCCTTCTACAGTAACAGCAGTTGGTCCTTCTATTTCGGAAACTCTAGGGCTTACTGCAAATTTGTCTACATAAGTAGGGCTATTTATAGATACCAAACCTGTTATGACAGATTGAGCTACAGCAGATGCAACAGCACTTCCACGATTAGGTGGGGTCATTATTCCACATCTAATTGACCCCGCATAATATGTTTGTGCTGCTCCCTGTGGTTGAGTAGTGGCTTGGCTGAAATTAAGGTTTACCATCACATACTTTTTATCTCGACCTGGTGTGGAGAAAGGCATATTATCAAATATTACGTTTACCGTTGGGTCGGTGTCGTTTACTGATGTGAGGATTGCATTTTCAAATGCTGCTCTTGCTTTTATTAAAGTCATTAGAAAATAACGTCAATGCGGAACAGGTATTCCTGTCCTCCTTTTAGTGTGCGAATATCTGTTATCTTTGCTCCTCTTGTCGATCCAGAAAATGTAAGTGTTATCTCGTCTTGTAGTAGAGGTTGGCTGTCGCCTATTAAATCAGGTGTTATGTATAGTCTTGCAATGTTTTCTTGGAAGCCTGATTCTTCACTGGACTGTACAAACTCTATGGGAACTTTGATGTTGTAGGTTGTATCGACTGTATGGAACTCGCCTGAGTCTGCGTCATAGCTAGATATACCCTTTCGTGTGTAAATAATTGATGAGTCTAATGAGTTCCCAAGTTGAGACACCACCTGTTTGGCTATCTTTTTTAGTGCTGTGTCTAGTTGTCCTGCCATTATCCTCTAACCACTCTCATTTGAAAAGATCCTGCTCCACCTAGCATATATGCTCCAAGGTAGCTTTGCAGCCAGGGGTATTTATCTAAAACATTGTTAACAGATCCCGTGCCTTGACTCTGAATATTGTACTTAACTTGAATATCTCCTAGTTTTACTTCTTCAATGTTGCCATCTGTTCCTACATTGCCTGTCATGGCTTCGGAGTCATTTGCTAAAGCTCTAGCTAATTCGTATTGTGCATACTTTATATTTATTGGAATTGTGCTGCAAGCTAGTTCGACTCCATCTACTTGGTAATTGTTTCTTGGGAACTTTAATGCTTGACCGTCATCGCATCTGTCACCATAATATACAAAGCTATCAATCCAGCGAGTAGCGGATATTAGTGCTCTATTCTTTTGATCGTCTGTTTTGTTTGTCCAAGTTGAAGAGTCTGGAACTGTCTCGAAATAAGTGTTGGCTTCTGTAAGCGTGACATAGCTGTTAGCGTTAGCGTCTTTTACAGTTGCATTTATGGTAGCTGCCACGGTTAAAAAGTAATTTTAGTTTTATTGTAGCGTAAAGAAAAAACCCCACCAATAATTGGCGAGGTTTGATGACCACAATTTAATGATATTAAGGATTAGTACCAGTATCAAGTGGTGAGTTAACGATTAGTTCAACTATAGGAATTAAATCAGCATCATATGTGATTGCCCAGTTGTTATCGTTAGCTAACTGTGCGTTAGTTGGGTTGTCAGTAGCAGATGTCCACTTAGTTCCCATAACGTGATAAGCACTGTGGTAGTCAACAGACATAACATCTTGCTTAGATAAGATGTTTCTATCTGATTCAATACCTAGAGGAGATTGCTCACCCTCAAGAATTGTTCCTGACTTAATTAAGTAGCAACGGAACTCTTTTTGATGACCTGTTGTACCAGGCTGAACTGTATTAACTTGAGAGTCAATAACAACATTCATACCAGCAAACTGACCAATACTTCTATCTGTGATGCCAACACCACCGCCACCCCATTGGATGCCAGTTCCAGTTGATAATGCAGAAGTAGAGAAAGTTAACATACCAACCTGATATAGGTAGTAAGCAACAGTTGGGTGAATTACTAGAGTATCTAGCTCTTCGCCTCTTTCTCCAAGAAGGTTTCTTGCTCTTGCAACTGTAGAAGCTGTTAGAAAGTTAGTTTCGTCAGCACCAGAAGCAGCACCTTTACTTAGGTCAAGTGCGTTTGCACCTAATGGTCCGAAAGTAGATCCAAACAAACCATCTAATAAGCTGAATAGTCTTGCAGAGTTTAGTTTGTTGATAGCATCTGCAATTTGGTTTCTGATGTGACCCATTGGATCTTCACCAGCAGCTAATACAGCTACATCATCAACAGCATACGCAAAACCTCTATGACAGATAGTTGCGATCTGCGTTCCTGTACCAATCTTCTGTGGTGTCAAATAACCATTGTTACTTGTACCCCATGTTGCTGTACCATCTAAGATTTCCTCAGTTGGAGCGATTGGGTTAAATTCTGGAACTTGTATTCTTGTTCCACCTTCTGTTGCGTCAAGAAGTGCATTACGCACAACAGCACCAGATTTTATAAATGCACTACGTTCCTTGATTGCTTCGGAAACGTATGTGCTGAGATTATTTCTCTTAACGATGTCCGCTAGTAGGACACCGCCAGAATAATTCTGAAACGGAGCAGCCATTCAGATTACCTTGTTACTTTTGCGATACCCTAGTCACAGACAAGGGGATTAGTTTCACAGAAACTAACTATTTTTGAGCCTCTTGCTTGAGCACTGCTGCAAGCTGCGGATCTTGTTCTAATAGTAGCATTTGTTGTGTGAGATTGCCCGTTTTCCAAGGGTTTACAGGTCCTCCACCAGCATTTGCTACGGGGCTTGGTTTTGCCCCCATTCCAGCAGCAGAACTTGGTTTGAAATGATGCTCGTAACCACTGCCAGGGTTTTTGAGACTCGTGAGATACGAATTGAGATCCTGCTCTACACCTCCGTTTAGGACAACAACTTTTCCTTCAGCGTTCTTTTGTAACTTGTTTTGTAACAAAGAGAGCATCTGTTCTGCATTTATAACTCCTTGGTTGCTGATAGCTGCAAGTGCTGTTGTTTTTGTAGAAGCTGCTTCGTGAGAATTTTTCATCTCTTCAAGCTGTTGGGATAAAGTCATTATCTGTTGTTCTTTTTCTTGTGCTGTTTTATTAGCCTCTTCCCAAAGAGTTTTCCATTGACCTTGTTCCTCTAAATCTTTGGTACGTTTTTCCTCTTTTTGTTTGTAGACATCATCTAGTTTACCCTTAATGCCTTTAAATTTTTCTTGTGCTTCAGCAGCTTCTTTTCGTGCAGCAGCTACTTGTGCTTCATATTCTGCTTTTATGGCGTCAAGATTAGGTGCTTGTGGTTGTGAAGGAGTGTCAGCCACGGGCTGTTCAGGAGGATTCACGGAATCAGGCTGAATTACTTTTTCTTCGATCATAATTAATTAGCAGAAATAAACTTTTCTAGTTTGGCAATCAAGTCTACCTTGGTATGCCTTTTATCTAACTCAATACCTATGGAACGGCCATAAATTTCAAGTTCTGATTTTGTCATTGTTTTTAAATTAGCGGTCAGAATACCATCTTCAGATTTAGTTTCATCAATAGCTAATTCTCCAGGAGCTAAAAGTTCAGGAGCAGGACAAACTTCAGGTTCAACTGGTGCAGTTGAATGTACAAGTTCTACTTCTTCCCATTTATAAGTTCCGTCAGGTTGCAGAACATGGTCTAAGGATTTAGACATGAAAATGTTTATACTTATTTACTATTGTAGCAAACTATTCGGGTTTGGCCTCATTTGCTGTTGGTAAAACTTCACCTTGGACTAAAATATCTCTAAATTCTTCTCTATCAATAACTTGTTGATCGAATAATGATGTCAAAGCTGTAATATCTTGTCCGATCAGTCTTTCAATATCAAAATCTCTACTAATTTTTACTTCAGGTGGCTCGATTCCAACATATTCGGCTGATAGATTGAAGGCTTTTTGTATTTTTTGCTCTAGTTCCATAGAGACCATTGCAAGCATCGAGTTTGTATCT